AAACAGGTAAGAAATTAAAAGACCAAGTTACTGTATTTAATCCATCAAGCAGACACCATGTAGCACAAAGATTAAAAGATAAGTATGGTTGGGAAGCCAAAGAATTTACCAGTGATGGTAAAGCTAAGTTAGATGACAGTATATTATCTAAACTCCCATACCCAGAAGCTAAAATATTATGTGAAACTTTTTTATTAACTAAAAGAATTGCACAGATAGCTACAGGTTCACAAGCATGGTTAAAACATGAACGTAATGGTAAAATTCATGGCACTTGTAATACTAATTCTTGTGTAACAGCAAGAGCTTCACACTCGTTTCCAAATTTAGGACAAGTCGTTAGTACATCTGCACCTTATGGTAAAGAATGTAGAGAATTATTTACAGTACCAAAAGGTAAAAGATTAGTAGGAATTGACGTAAGCTCTTTAGAAGTTATGGCACTGTGTCATTTCATGTCAAAGTTTGACAATGGGGCATACACTAAAGTTGCACTTGAAGGTGACATACATACAGAAACACAAAAATTAGCAGGGTTAGATAGCAGAGATTTAGCAAAGCGTTTTTATTATTGTTTTTTATATGGAGGTTCAGTCAAAAAGATTGCTGAAGTAATAAACAAACCATTTAAAGAAGCAGGAAAGATTAAGAAAAGGTTTTTAAATAACTTACCTGCATTACATAAACTTATAGAAGCTGTACAGTCTGCGGCTGAACGTGGTTATCTAACTGGTTTAGATAAAAGACAGATTAAAGTTCGTAACAGTTACTCAGCACTCAATACACTTTTACAAAGTTGCGGAGCAATTTTATGTAAGAGATGGCTAGTAGAATTTAACAAAGAGATTAAGAAATTTAAGAACGCACAACAAGTTGTATGGGTACATGATGAGATACAAGTTGAGTGTGAAGAACAAGACGCTGAAGACATTGGTAAGATAGCAGTCGAATGTATTAAACGTGCAGGTGAACACTTCCAATTAAGAGTGCCGCTAACAGGCGAATATAAAATATCAACTAATTGGAGTGGAACACACTAATGAAGAATAACAAATTCGATATTGACCTAAAGTATGGTCAAGAAAGAGAACAAAGACTAGCATCTATATTAGACAAAGATAAAAACAAAATAGAAGTTAAGACTGAAAGAGACTGGTGGTTTAAAACAGGTAACATTGCAATAGAAGTAGAATGCAATGGTAAACCTTCAGGTATCATGGCAACCAAAGCTGACTATTGGGTACACATATTAGCAGAAGGTGACAAAGATTATTGCAGATTAATATTTGATACTAGAACAGTAAAAAGATTAGCAAAAAAATATATAGGTACACTTAAAAATGGTGGTGATGGTTGGCGTAGTAGGTTTGTCTTAATACCTTTAGCCGAAATATTTTTACCAAAAAATTTAAGCAAATCTATGCAGGAGAGGATAGTTAAATAATGTATAAAAAGAAAAAAGTATTAGTAATTGATGGTGACATACTTGCTTACCAGATAGCAACTAACAATGAACAACCTATCAACTGGGGTGATGGCTTATGGACATTACACGCAGAGTTACCTACTTGTAATGCACAATTAGATGCAGTGATAGACGATTTAGGTTCTGGGTTATCAGCAGATGACTATGTTGTAGCACTTACAGATAAGAATAATTTTAGAAAAGATGTTCTTCCTACATACAAATCAAACAGAAAAGAAAAACGTAAACCAATAGTTTTAAATGCAATGCGTGAACACATTATGGAAAAACATAATGGTGTGATGTGGGCTAACCTAGAAGCAGATGATGTCATGGGTATTATGGCAACTGAACCTACTGATGAAGAAAGAATATTAGTTAGTATTGATAAAGACATGCGAACAATACCATGCAATCTTTCACAAGATGGTATGACAGTAGAACAAATACCAGAGAAGATAGCTAATTATAACTTTATGATACAGACAATCATGGGTGACAAGACAGATGGCTATGATGGTATTGATGGTGTAGGAATTAAGACAGCAGAGAAGTTACTTCTTAAATATACAAACTGCACACTGCCTGACCTATGGAAGATAGTCAAAGGTATCTACAAAGAAAAAGGTTACACACAAAAAGAAGCTCTACAACAAGCTAGGGTCGCACACATTTTAAGACATGGAGAATACAATAAGAAAACAGGGAAGGTAAAACTATGGACAATATAAAAAACCCACCTCACTACGCTAACAATAAAATAGAACCTATTGATTACATCATAGCCAATGGTCTCACATACTGCGAAGGCAATGTTGTGAAATATATTTCAAGATGGAGACGTAAGGGCGGTATGGAAGACTTGAAGAAAGCAAAACAATACATTGATTTTATTATAGAAAAAGAAGGAACACCTAAAGTTACGGACACAAAAAAATGATTGATTACGAAAGAGACGAGTTACTTACTGACTTCGGTAAGACAACTTTAAAAGATAGGTATTTATTACCAGAAGAAACATCACCTCAAGATGGATTTATGAGAGCGGCAAAAGCATTTTCAGATAATGATGAGATGGCAGAAAGAATTTATAACTACGCTAGTAAACTTTGGTTTATGTACTCCACACCTATTTTATCTAATGGTGGTACTAACAGAGGTATGCCTATCTCTTGTTTCTTAAACTATGTAGGTGATAGTAGAGAAGGATTGACAGGACACTACACAGAGAATGCTTGGTTGGCATCTATTGGTGGTGGTATCGGTGGTTACTGGGGACATGTTAGAAGTGATGGTGTTAATACATCAGGTGGTTCACAATCATCTGGTTCAATACCTTTTCTTCACGTTGTAGATAGTGAGATACTTGCATTCTCACAAGGTAAAACAAGGCGTGGAAGTTATGCGGCATACATGGATATGTCACACCCAGAGATAATAGAATTTTTAGAAATGCGTAAGCCTAGTGGTGGAGACATACATAGAAAATGTCTTAACCTGCATCATGCAATAAATATATCTGATGAGTTTATGCAGTTGATAGAAAAATGTATAGCTGAACCTACCTATGATGACAGTTGGAATTTAATTGACCCTCATACAAAGAACGTAGTACGGACTGTATCAGCTAGAGAGTTGTGGCAAAAATTATTGGAGACAAGAGTTGCTACTGGTGAGCCTTATGTTTCATTTATAGATACTATCAATGACGCATTGCCTGAAACACAAAAGAAACTAGGATTAAGAGTTCATCATTCTAATTTATGTACAGAGATTACATTACCTACGAATGAAAACAGAACAGCAGTGTGTTGTTTGTCTTCAGTTAATTTAGAAAAGTATGAAGAGTGGAGAAATGACCCATTATTTGTACCAGATTTAGTTAGGTTTTTGGATAACGCTTTGTCTTACTTTATAGAGAATGCACCAGAGAGTGTCTTTAGAGCAAAGTTTAGTGCGGCTAGTGAAAGAAGTATTGGGTTAGGAGCTATGGGTTTCCACGCATATTTACAATCTAAAGGTATACCTTTTGAAAGTGCATTAGCAAAAGCAATGAACTTAAAAATATTTAGAAAAATAAAAGAACAAGCTGTGGAAGAAAGTGAAAGACTGGCAATTAAAAGAGGTGAAGCACCAGACATGGAAGGTACAGGCAGACGTAATGCACACTTACTAGCTATAGCACCTAATGCTACCTCTTCTATTATTTGTGGTACTACATCACCATCAATAGAACCATACAGAGCTAACGCTTATGTACAGAAAACTATGTCAGGTTCTTTTCTAGTTAAAAATAAATATTTAGAAAAGTTGCTAGAGAAAAAAGGCATGAACACTGATGCAGTGTGGCAATCTATTGTAGCACAAAGAGGTTCAGTATTACATTTAGATGAATTATCTGATTATGAAAAAGATACATTTAAAACATCTATAGAAATTAATCAGCAATGGATAATAGAACATGCGTCAGACAGACAACAGTATGTGTGTCAAGGTCAGTCAGTAAATGTATTTGTACCTGCTGATGTAAACATTAAAGAGTTACATGACATACACATGTTAGCTTGGAAAAGAAAAATAAAAACTTTGTACTATTGCAGAAGTGAAGCAATCAAACGTGCAGAGTTAGTATCAAAAAAAGTAGAAAGGACAATCATACCAGAAGCAGATTGCTTGGCGTGTGAATAATGAAAAAATTAATTAAAGAATTAAGCGTACTGTCTTTGTATTACCGAGAAGGATTAGTGGGTGCATGGGTAGGATTTCTATTAGGAGTAATAGTAGGAACACTAATATGAAAAAATATATATTAGAAATTATTTATCATTACTCTACAGCATTAACATCTTGGTCATGGCAAAAATTATACGGAGATAGAAAGAAGGGAGCAGGTTACAACAATGACAGATAACAGTATTTTTGAAGGTTTTGATAAACCACGAAAGAAGAGACGTAAAAGAAAAGTAAAACAATCTGTGTTATGGACTGTGTATCACACAATCCTAGCAGTGGAGTTGTTAATAATAATTATAATAGAAGGGATTGAGTTATTAATATGAGTTTATTTAAGAAGAGAGCATACTACAAACCCTTTGATTACGAATGGGCATTTCAATCATACGATATGCAACAGAAAATGCACTGGCTACCTAGTGAAGTGCCATTGCATGAAGATGTTAGAGATTGGAATGAAAGATTAAGTACCGAAGAGAAAAATTTAATAGGACAAATATTAAAATTCTTTACACAAGGAGATGTTGATATAGCACAAGCCTATTTAGATAAATATATTCCACAGTTTAAATCACCTGAAATAAGAATGATGTTATCTGCAATAGCTTCTAGTGAAGCAAACCATGCACATAGTTATTCTTTATTAAATGATACTATTGGATTACCTGATAAGGAATACAAAGCGTTTCAAGAATACAAAGAAATGGCTGATAAGCATGAGTATTTATTTACATCTAAAGGTAAAGGACTTGAAGGACTAGCTAGAGAGATAGCTTGTTTCTCTGCATTTGGTGAAGGCTTACAGTTGTTTGCATCATTTGTCATGCTTCTTAACTTCCAAAGATATGGACGTATGAAAGGAATGTGCCAAATCGTAACTTGGTCTATTAGAGATGAGACACACCATGTTGAAAGCATGATTAAATTGTTTCATCAAATCATAAAAGAAAACCCAAATATTTGGACAGAAAAATTTAAAGCAAGTATCTATCAAACAGCTAGAGACATGGTTGACCTTGAAGATAAGTTTATTGACTTAGCGTTTTCTATGGGTGGTATTAGAGGATTAAAAGCTGAAGAAGTTAAAGAGTATATTAGATATATAGCAGATAGAAGATTACTTCAGTTATCTTTAAAACCTAATTATGGTGTCAAAGAGAACCCATTAGCGTGGTTAGATTGGGTATTAAATGGCGTAGAACATGCTAATTTCTTTGAGAATAGAGCTACAGAATACAACAAAGGTACTGTCACAGGTAATCTTTGGGACTAACCTTACACTTTTAGATGAAAAACGTAATGGAAGATTTAGTTCTGCCTGAAAATGTTAATGACTTTATAGAGTTATTAAACAAAGTTTACCCTGAAAAATCACCTGATTTAAAAGATGATACTAAAACTATTTATTTTAAAGCAGGTCAAAGGGACGTAGTTAATTTTATCAACACACTTAAAGAGAGGGATAAATAATATGTGCATGTCAAGAAAAGCACCTCCTGCTCCGCAACCTGCTCCAACACCAGTTAACACATCACAAACTGTGGGTGAACAAACTGCACCAGAGTTGGTTACAGCAAACGAACAGGACTTAAACGTTAAGAAGAAAAAAACAAAGAAGGCAGGTACTTCTTCGTTAAATACTTCTTCAGGTTTAAACATAGCTACTAACACTACTGTCTAATTAGATGGAATACACAGGTAGTTTACAGAAAGCTCATACAGCTAAAGAACGATATCTTAAACTACAACAAGACAGAGAACATTATTTAGATAGAGCAGAAGAGTGTAGCGAATTAACTATCCCATCACTTATTAAACCTGAAGGCTTTACATCTTCAGATGATTTATACAATCCATTCCAATCAGTTGGTGCAAGAGGTGTCAACAATTTAGCAAGTAAACTTCTTTTATTATTGCTTCCCCCTAACTCCCCATTTTTTAGATTATCAATTACAGGTGACGCTAAAAAAGAATTAGAAGAAAATAAAGACATGAAGACTGACATAGAAAAGTCTTTGTCTGTAATAGAAAAAGAAGTGTCAGGTAAAATTGAACAACTAGCATTAAGAGTTTCAGTATTTGAAGCATTAAAACATCTGATTGTTGGTGGTAATGTATTAACTTACTTACCTAAAAAAGGTAGCATGAGAGTGTTTCCTTTATCACAGTATGTAGTTAGAAGAGATGCGTCAGGTAATGTATTAGAAATAGTTATTTGTGAGAAAGCTAGTATTTTATCTTTAGGTCAAGAAGTATCAGAACAAGTTATTTCTGACCCAGATTATAAGTCTGATGAAAACATAGAACTATACACACATATTTATAAATTAAATGAAGAAGAGTTTTATGTTTGCCAAGAAGTAAACGGAATTAAAATACCTTCTAGTGTTGGTACATTTAAAAAAGAAAGAATGCCTTACCAAGCATTAAGAATGGTTAGAGTTGACAATGAAGATTACGGCAGAGGATATGTAGAAGAATTTTTAGGTGACTTAAAATCATTAGAAGGATTATCACAAGCACTTGTAGAGAGTGCGGCGGCATCATCTAAAATAGTATTTATGGTTAGACCTAACTCTGTTACTAGAAAAAAAGATTTAGCACAAACTAGAAATGGTGACATTATTACTGGTACGGCTGAAGATGTGTCTGTACTACAAGCACAGAAACAATATGATTTACAGGTAGTAGAAAGAAGTATTGCTAAATTAGAAGAAAGAATGTCTTACGCATTCTTACTACACACAGCTATACAAAGAGATGCAGAAAGAGTAACTGCACAAGAAATTAGATACATGGCAGAGCAATTAGAGACTGCTATGGGTGGTATTTATTCATTATTATCACAAGAGTTCCAACTACCATTAGTTTCAATACTGATGAAAAGAATGGAACAAGCAAATGAAATACCAAAATTACCTAAAGGAACAGTTCAGCCAACTATTATTACTGGTATTGAAGCATTAGGTAGAGGAAATGATTTACAAAAATTAAGAGAATTTGTTGCAGAGATAGGAAATCTTGCACAGATAAATCCGCAAGTTGTTCAGGCATTAAACCCTGATGATTTAATCAAACGTATCGCTATTGGTTTAGGGATTGATACAGATGGTTTATTAAAATCACAAGAGCAACTAGCAGAAGAACAAGCGGCTCAAGAAGAGCAAATGCAAAATGACCAGATGATGCAAATGGCAGAGAAAGCCATTCCTCAAGTTGCAAACAATCTAACTAAACCACAATAAGGAAATACAAATGGTAGATACAATAGAAATAAAAGAAGCAGAAACTACTAGCGAAAAACCAGTAGAAGATAATGTTACACAAAGTAAACCTGAAGGCTTACCTGAAAAATTCAACAGTGTTGAAGATTTAGCAAAGTCATATTCAGAGTTAGAAAAGAAACTTGGTGACAACAAAGAAGAAGCACCTAAAGAAGAAGCTCCTAAAGCAGAAACTAAAAATGATTTAGAGGTTGCTGAAAAGGCAGTTGAGAGTGCAGGTTTAAATATGGATAACCTTGCAACAGAGTATAATGAAAAAGGTGAACTAGATGCAAAATCATACGAAGCATTAGAAAAAGCAGGTATACCTAAAGATTATGTAAACCAGTTTATTGAAGGTCAAAAAGCAATTGCTGACCAACAATCAACATCTATTAAAGACATGGTAGGTGGTTCAGATGCGTATGCGGAAATGTCTAATTGGGCGGCAGAGAATATGTCCGAACAAGAAAAGACAGCTTACAATACAGCCGTTAATTCTAAAGATATTGAAACTGCAAAGTTAGCAGTCGTAGGATTAAAAGCTAAATTTGAAAGTGCAAATGGTAATGAACCAAGTCTCGTAGAAGGTAAAGGTACAATTACAGGACAAGATGGTTATAGGTCTTGGGCTGAAGTTACTGCCGCTATGGGTGATGACAGGTATTCAAAAGACCCTGCTTATCAAGCAATGGTTCAAGATAAATTAGCTAAATCAGATTTATAATTTAACATAACAGGAGATAGATATGTACGGAAAGAAACCAAAGAAACCAAGTAAAGTATTAAAAGGTGGACAGAAAAGATTACCTGCC